AATTCAATAAAATAATTTATTATTATTATTCCCTTCTCATTTAGTTCACTCCACAGAGGAGAACAAATCAGATCAAGATAGAATCAGTTTAGCATTCAATTACTACATTGAGGGTGAGTTAGGTGATGAAACAGGTCGCGTGAATATTAAGGTAATAAATAGTTAAAAACATTTGTGTAATGGAATGGTTACCTCATGTCGTTATAAAGGCAGAAGATGATGCTTGTGTCAAGACGGCTACTACCGCATTAAGAACTCTACACGTTGGGTTTCCTGATCAGAAAGCTACTGTACATCTTATCAGTCAGAATCAGAACATCGTAAAGTATGTTAAAGACTTGTGTGTAAAAGGTGGTCACAAGTTAAATCGTTATGCACATGTACAAGGTTCACAATTAAATTATCAGTTAATAAAAAACAATAGACTACCTATCGTTCTCATCAGAGGTACGGTAGTTTTCCTTGAGGACATGAGTGACTATAGTACTACTAAATTATTTGGTGGTGATACATTACCTTGTAGATATATGTTCAAGGGTAATAAAAAGATAGTTACCATGAGTGGTATAGAAAAGAGTGTAGTATTTGTTGCACAACCACAGAAACTATGTGCTGAAGTAAATTGTTTAACTGCTCTCTGGAGTGTTGATAGTGACCCTAAGGATACTCAGAAATGGGGACAGCAGTGGGTAGTAAAAGATGGTATTGCATACGAACAAGAATCAGGTGTGTTCAACCTGATGTATCACTGGGACAAATCTCAGTTTGCTAACTTCAACAAGAAAACTTCAGCAAAATTTGAGACTGTATTTGCTGGCAATAACTACCCAGAGATGGTAAAGCAACTAGAATCTAATGGAGAAGAGACAGGACATATAACCAAGTACATTGACTGTGCACTTAATGATGATTGGGATGGAATACGAGGAGCTCGTGACACATTGTTTGACAATCTAAAGGAAACAGTGATAAAATAATGCTATATAATACTGAACAGCAGTATTACAATGGCAGAAACCAAGAAAGGAGAGGAGAAACCAAAAGGTCCTCTTGGTAAACTCAAGGAACATATGGATGATAAGGAGGAGCAACTTGCTATCCTATCTACATTTGTTAGACTTGGAATCTTGGTCTGGTCTGGTGGAATATTGACATTGAATTATGTTACTATACCAGGTTGGGAACAAGATAAAATTGATCCAACTTTTATAGCTTCGGTCTTCACAGGAGTCACAGCTACTTTTGGAATCCAAGCGGGAGGTAAGAAGAAATCTAATAGTGATGGTGGAGCAAACATATCTAAGAAGGATATGGAGATGCTTATAGAAAAAGCAACTCAAGCAGCACCCACACAAACTATTAAGTTAGAAGTTCCTGCAGTCAAAATTACATCATAGTCCAATGCAAAAAATTATAAATGCGATCGCAATATCGTCTGGTGTTGTATCTCTTACCCTTATTGTTGGTGGGGTGGGTGTATATCTCAACCGAGGAAAAATTATTGATAACGTCAAGTCTCAAATCATGGAGCAAGTCTCTGGTGCACTTGGTGGAGCAATTGGTGACGCAGTTCCAGACCTAACAGGTCCTGCGATATCACCACCCGCACCAACTTCAGTAGGACTACCTCCACTAAAATGATAGGTAAAGAGACACCTGCTATCAAATATGATAGAGCACTGACTCTATTTCAAGAGTCAGTCTTGGAACCTAATCATCAGTTACGAGGGTGTGCCCATAACCAAGGGTGCTTTGATGAACTGATGGAGATCAGGGAGCATGTCTTGGAATATCTCAAGACACTAAGAGAGGTCACACATCATACCAATCCAGATGAGAGTGATGAAATTGAGACTGCTAAATTAATTGAAACAAAGGATAAGATCGCTGTTGATATGATACAAGCAGAAGTCGATATGATTAATAAAATGCCATGGTAATGTATGAATGGACGACTAGACAAGGTTGCTATGACCAACAAACTCATGCAACTCAAAAGAGAAATACATTATAAATGTGAGATCGGAGAGAAGGGTCAAGGGTACTGCCAAGGAGCAAATGATTATCTAAATAGAGTACTTGATGTACTTGATGAGTATTGGCAATGACTATACCAACCCAAACTATTAATGACGTTAATGTTAGGAACATAAACATTCCTAATGTTAACGTTTTTAATTATGATCTACCAACACCTCTAGCACCAGGTCATCCACGCACTACAGAATATATTGGAAGACCTATAGTAAATATTCCTGGTTGTGTTGAAGCACATCCAAATGATAGGAACGCACAGAATTTACCAGAGGATGATTCCTCTAAAGTTATGACCTTGTGTGATGGTGAGGTTCCATCATATGATGCGATGAACTATGAACCAGAGCAGTTAACCATAGTAAGAGAGTTACCACCACCTGATGTTGTACCTCCACCAGACCCACCAGGTGCCCCTGAGACACCAGATACTTCTGGAGCAGTAATAAAAGACCCAGAGTGTCCTGGTCCCAATCTACCACGCATAGGAGACGTAGCACAAAACCAAAAAGAAAAGGTCAGTGGATATGAACTCCAACCTGACCCTAATAATCAAGGACAAAAAATTTGTGTAATATTGTATGAAGATATTGGACCTGTCGAACAGTACCTACCAAGCACTCAGGTAGCAACCACCACCGCAGTCATAGCTACGGTTGCGGGGGCCAGTGCCCTACTTGCAAAGCCTTTAGCTGATCTGCTCCTCCGTGTGTTTCGTCCTGCGATAAAGCAGGGTTTGACCAAGGCCAACGCCATCCTTGGAAGAAAGAACGTCCGTCTGACTCGTTCTGAGATTCTTGCTGACGAGTATCGGAAGAAGAAAGGTCTAGGTCCTGTGAAGAAACGTCGATAGTATGTGTGTGTTGACCTACCACACCAGGTGGGTTGACTAACATAACGTCAGCACATACAGCATGATATGGTGAACTTGGATGGAATACTATACCAGCTTTCATCAATTCCCCGCAATTTTTTAACCTAGCTATCTCAAAATCTAATCGCTTGTTAGCAGTCAACTGTGCACGGTATTCATTGTGCAGTGCGGCTGCTGTTTTACATAGTTCTATCTGTTCTTTATCTAATGGACGTGACCATGTAGCAGACATACCTACTGACACATTAGTATTGTTCTTCTGACCTGTACGAGTAGGAACATAGTAGAGAATTTGGCCAGGATTGTCTGGTACACCGTCATCATCTGCATCCACGTTGTTGTACACAGGATCTTGATAGATCGGTTCGTAAGGATGCTGTTGTGAAATATTTCCAGTGATGTATGGTGTAAAATTAAAGGTAGCACCTTGACATGAGATGCCATCTCCCATCTGAGATGTTACATATGGACCTTGTAAAACTTGTATTGCCTGGTTGGTAACTGAGCCTGAAGAATTGGCAATCGGGTTTGCTGTAGCAGATACACCACCAACATCTGTCTGTGCGTACGTAGGTACACATGTGAACAGTGCCAACGCTATTGTTGGAATATTGAGGTTGTGTCTGTGACGCTTGTTACGGTTTGGGTCCGTTGTATTACTGTGTGCGTCTGAAGCCCTGGGCCACTGTAATGTTCCGTGAATTGGAACGCTGCTCCTGGTGTCGTCTGCACGAAGTTTGGTTTTTGTTGAGTTGATAAGTCTAATCCAGTCCATGTTGAAGTCACACCGTTAATGGTATTGTTCTGTGTTGTTGTCGCATCAGGTGCTACGTTAGTACTACCCGCTTCGAGTTCTACCCCTGTGCCACTTACCGAATAGGTCCAGCCTGTGGCATAATCCATCGAATTTATGGTCTCCACCACGGTAGAAGTCGTTTCCGTGTGACTCGTCATCGAGCCTTGTGTAAAATTGGGGACCACGGGCACTGCATAGGTAGGTGCTATCCACCCACCTGCACATAAAGTACATAGCAGTATCCTATACTTCATCTCTAGTTGATATTCAATTCAGTTACGAACTGCCCTATGGTTGAAGTACCACTTCCACCACCAACTGCTGTCACAGTATGTGCTGATGTCACTGTACCTGTACCAGTTCCAGTACCTACGCCAGTAGATACCTGACTAGAGTAGTCACTAACTGCACCAACTGCTGGTGCTGTAGTTTCTATTACGTCACCTTGAATGAATGACTGGGAGAATGAGAACGCTCCACCTGCAGATGTTGTTTCTGCTGTGGCGATTGATCCTTGACCAACGCCTGCTGAGAGACTACCGATGCCACCGACTTTATTGTCAGCACTGTTACCTGCTGCTACGTCCATTGTGACACCTGATCCAGAGACGCTATAGGTCGAACCGATTCTTTCTACCTGTGTTGCTGCAGCATTAGTAGTCAATGATACTGATGACTGCATTCTATGTGTGATATCAGCAAATGCAGGTGATCCCAAACCACCGACTGCTAATACAATTAAAAGTTTTTTCATTTGAATACAACTTACCCTAGTATTATGTAGCATATTTAGATTTGTATCATAACGAACAGTATAAGCGGTACTTATACTCAGTATCGGTACAGATTATGGACATCAGGGACTCAAAACATAGGGGGGCTTGACAAAATTTAATCTTTTATATATAATTATGTAACATAACTTAATGAAGTTTTATGACTACTACAACTGAATCAGGTGGAAGACAAAACATGTTTCCATCAGAGACACGTCCTTACATAGATGAGTCAGTCTCATACGATGGTTACCCTCAGAACGC